TCGACCTGATGGTGTACTGCCTGGCCATGGCGCATTACCTCGGCCTCAACCGTTACAAGGAACACGACTGGGAGCGGGTGCGTCAGTCTTTGGCGCAATCGGGCTTATTTGACGAGCCTTTGGGTATCAAGCCTGTTCAAGGCGAGCGCGTCAGCAACACCGCACAAGCAACCTCCGTTACCGCACGGCAATCAGCTCCGCCACTCGCTGCTCCAGTCTTGCCATCGCGACCCGCAGCACCGCTACCTCAACGCCGCAGCTCCAGCAGCGGTTATTTGAAACGAAGATGAGCTAGGAAGTTAGACCTACCAGGGGGCTGATCAGTCGAGCGCCAATACCGAGAGCTTCGGACACCAGTCCACGAATTGTTTCCTTGCCGCCTTCTTTGGCCGCGTCTGCAAGGCGTTCACCAATTGACGGGCCACCAATCAGGCTCTCGGGAATGGCGTTGAGGATCTCTAAACCTTTAGCGGTGAGAACTGCGTCTTCAACATGCGAGTAATGGCGAATTTTACCTGTCAGATAGCCGGCATTTGCTAACCATTGAGCTGTCGCAATGAAGAATTCAGCCTCATCAGAAGGCATGTCTATCTCGAGTTTTTCATTCCATTTGGTAGCGGCCTCAACGTAGGCATCAGCAGGGAGGTATTTTGGCAACGGGAAATGAAGGTAAAGGTCGCCCAGGATTTTGCCTGTTAGTTCATTGAACACATCAATATTGGAGACAGCCATGTCACAAAACTCCGAAGAAAAAGCACAACAAGTGCAAAAGGTAAAAGCCGCCGCCGAACTCCAGCACGAACTTCGTCGGGTAGTGGCTGATCAGTTAACAGGACGAATGGACTGGGTACGAGCACGCACCTACTGGCGAATGCGCCTTCCAGATATTCCGGCTGAAGAAATGGCTGACGCGCTGACTCACATCCTGGCCGGTGGCAGCTTCAAGCAAGAAATCCAATCGAGAAACCAGAACTTCGTCTGACGGTTTTTACATCACACCGCCATTCCTCCGCTAGAGCAAACACTCATGTCATTTACCCAGAAGCACCTCGACGCGGTTGAGGCGGCCATCGCACGTGGTGAAAAAGTCGTGCGCTACACCGACCGCACCGTGGAGTACCGCACCGTCGACGAGCTGCTCAAGGCTCGCGAGGAAATCCGCTCGTCGCTGATCAATGCTGCCGGGCCGCGCTCGCGCGTGGTCAGGCTGTACCACGGAGGCAAAGGACTCTAATGGCCCGCCACTATCCGACGCTGACCCGTAACGGTTTCGTGTTGCCGTCGAACATCAAGGCCAGTTACGAAGGCGCCGGGGAGGGCCGACGATCCACTGGCTGGGATGCTCCCGACAACGGGGTCAACAGCATCAACACGCCGGCACTGCGTAATCTGCGTTCGCGTTCCCGGGCAGCGGTTCGTAATGATCCGTATGCCTTCAACGTGATCGACAAGCGCGTCAGTAACCTGATCGGTACCGGCATCACCCCGCGACCGAAAACCGACGACGAAGTCCTGCGCAAATTGCTGCAGGAACTCTGGGACGACTGGGTCGATGAGTCGGATGCGGATGAGCGCACTGACTTCTACGGCCAGCAAGCGCTGGCGGCGCGCACGGTGGAAACCTCGGGTGAGTGTTTTGTGCGATTGCGACCACGCAGTTTGGACGAAGGCCTCGCGGTACCGCTGCAGCTGCAGATCCTCGCGCCGGAGTTCGTGCCGCATGACAAGTTTGAGACCACCAAAAACGGCAACCTCATCCGCGCCGGGATTGAGTTCACCCCGGATGGCAAGCGGGTGGCGTACTGGATGTACCTGTCGCATCCGCGTGACGCGTCGTCGCTGAACGCCGGTTACAACCAGTTGGTGCGCGTGCCGGCCTCGCAGGTGCTGCATATCTTTGAGCCGATCGAGCCGGGTCAATTGCGCGGCGTGCCGCGCTTGTCACCGGTGCTGAAGCGCCTGCGCAGTCTCGACAACTACGACGACGCGGTGTTGTTTCGTCAAGAGGTGGCCAACCTGTTTGCCGGATTCATCAGTCGCCCGGCACCTGACTCCGGACAGGCTCCGAGAGATCCGGTGACCGGCCAATTGTTAAGTCTTGATAGTGATGGCTTTACCCCGATGGTTGCGCTGGAGCCCGGCACCATGCAGGAGCTGGGGCCGGGTGAAGAGGTCGAGTTCTCCAAGCCGCCGGACGCCGGCAACAACTACCCGGACTTCATGCGGCAGCAGCTGATGGCCGCAGCGGCGGGGACGGGCACGCCTTACGAGATCCTCACCGGCGATATGCGCGAGGTCAACGACCGGGCGCTGCGTGTGGTGCTCAACGAGTTTCGGCGCCGTCTGGAACAACTGCAATTCGGTGTTTACGTCCACCAACTCTGCCGTCCGGTGCGGGCGGCTTGGATGGACATGGCCGTGTTATCGGGTGTCCTGGTGCTGGAGGACTACGCACAACGTCGCCGCGAATACCTGCGCACTCGTTGGGTGCCGCAAGGCTGGGCCTACATCCAGCCCGTGCAGGACGTGCAGGCGCGGCGCATGGAAGTCCAAGCGGGCTTTGCCTCGCGTAGTGAAATGGTCCTGCGCACCGGCTACGACGCCGAAACGGTCGACGCGGAAAACGCCGCCGATCTCGCCCGGGCCACACGCCTGGGCCTCAACTACACCACTCTCGACGCCGTCGAGCAGCTCGACGACAAGGAGCAACCATGAGCAAAAAAGCGCGACCGCGCATCTACAACCGGGCGGGCCAGCGGGTACAGGTCAAAGACAAAACCTGGTACGCCGTGCATGCCAGCGGCGAAGCCACCGAGCGGGTGATTGAGGTGTTCGTCTATGGTGAGATCGGCGCCTGGGGTGTGACCGCCAATCAGTTTGTGCAGGATCTGCGCGCCATGGATGACGGTGTCTCACCCGTGATCGCCGCCTTCAACAGCATCGGCGGCGACCTGTTTGACGGCTTGGCCATGCACAACGCGCTGTCGCGTTTGGGCGAGCGCTGCACCGGACGGATTGATGCGCTGGCCGCCAGTGCGGCCAGCGTCGCGGTGTGCGGCGCACACAAGGTTGTCATCGCGGCCAACGCCATGTTGATGATCCACAACCCTTGGACTTACGCGGCCGGGGATGCCGAAGACTTCCGCAAGGTGGCCGACGTTCTCGACCAGACCATGGAAGCGATCATCGCGGCCTACAAGGCCAAAGCGCCGGACATCGACGAGGTCGAACTGCGGCGCCTGGTGGCGGCTGAAACCTGGCTGACCGCGAACGAAGCAGTGGCACTGGGGCTGGCTGATGAAGTGGGTGACGGCGTCAAGGTCAAAGCCTGCCTCGGTCAAGGCGCGGTGCTGCAGCGATTCCAGAACGCACCGGCTGAATTGCTGGCCCAGCTCGACGAGCTACCTGAACCGGATCCCGAACTAGAACCTGTCGATCCGCCGCTGGTGCCGCCTGTGGTCGACTCGGCCAAGTTGGCATTGATGATCACTCAGCGCTGCACGGCGGCGGGCATCAGCAACCTGATCGAGCCGCTGCTCAAATCGACCCAGCTCGAAAGCGAAGAAATTGTTCTGGTGGGTCTGGCACGCGCCAAGGCGGTGAATGACCTTTGCGTGGCTGCGCGACTGCCAGAATTCAGCGCCGAATATGTCGCGGCAGGTCTGGATGCGGCGGCGGTCCGGGCGCGTCTGTTCGACAAGATTGTCACCAGCGGCAAGGGCTTCGAAATCGACAACAGTCTGCCGCTGGACGATGACCTGGCGCCCAAGGTGCTGGCCAAACAACCTGACCCCACCTCGATCTGGGCTTCGCGACAAGCGGCCCAAACTGGAACCGCGCACGGCGCGAAAGGAGCACGAGCATGAACATCAAACAGGAACCGATGCACGCAGGTGAATTCCTGCTGTCCGAAGGCGCGGGGAATATTTCGCGGGAAACGATCAATGTCGCCGCCGGCCCGGCACTGAATCCGGGCCAAGTGCTCGGTCTGGTGACGGCTTCGGGCGAGTTTGCGCCGTATGCTCCGGCCGCCGAAGACGGCACCCAATCTGCTGTCGCGATCCTTTACGGGCCGTTGGGCGAGTCGGACATCGTGCGCCGTGGTCGCGCCGTGGTGCGCATGGCTGAGGTTAGCGAAGCGCACCTGACAGGGCTCGATCCTGAGGCCGAAAAAGATCTGGCCGCTCATTTCCTGATCGTCCGCTAAGACGTTTCCTTCTTTCATATGCATCCCGCCGCGAGCGGGATTTTTCGTTTCTGGAGAGTACCCATGGCCGATATCGCCATTTTTGACGACGAAGCGTTTACCGTTACCGCGCTGACCGCTGCACTCAATGATCAACCCTACCTGCCGGGCCGCATCAGCGCCTTGGGCCTGTTCCGCGAGGAAGGCATCACCACCCTGACCGTGCAGATTGAAAAGGACGGTGACACCCTGGCACTGGTGCCGGCCGGTGAGCGTGGTGGTTCTGGCCTGGTGGTTGCTGCCAGCAAGCGCAACCTGATCCCGTTCAACACCGTGCACCTGCCGGAGCGCTTCACCATCAAGGCCGACGAGATCCAGGGCATTCGTGCCTTCGGTACCCGCACCGAGTTGCAGGCGGTGCAGGATGTGGTCAATACCCGTCTGGCCAAAGCGCGTCGTCAATTGGACGCGACCCACGAGTTTCAGCGCATGGGTGCGCTCAACGGTCTGATCCTCGACGCGGACGGCCAGACGGTGCTGCTGGACCTGTATGACC